TGGGTGGTATTAAAAGGATGAGCATAGATATACATCATAAGACTCAATTCCTTTCAAAAGAACAGCTCCAGGACTAGACCAGGATAACACAAATAACATTTAAGTGTTTCTCCTCCGCACGACCAACGTGCAAAGCCTAACCCCCCTACAACGAGATAGTAGTAGGTTTGCTGCGTACCGGCGTCAACGGTACTGAAATTCAGACGCGCAAAGACTGGACAACCCGTCATTACCGTGTGTTCACACCCCTTCACTCTCTTACTAAATAGGTAAGAGCAGATCTGAAGATGTAACACAGATAATAATGACATTGGATCATAACCTCAGTCTATTGCTTGTACTTTTTTTCGCACTTCACTCAAACCCCAAAATATGGGTCTGTGACAAATTGATTCTACTTCCTTCAGAGAAGCAAGTCCGATTAACGGGTCCTCACGACACGTTAACCGAACTCGCCTCCAGGGAAAATTGCATAGCGTTTGCTGATCCCAAGGGTTCCGGTGTTCTCTGAAAAGAGATCCTTGTTCCATTGGGATGGCTATTCCATCGCAGTAAGTAGATTTGATGTCACGTTGAGATTTGAAGAATTGTGGAGAAATTTTGGATTTTAAAACAGCATTGCGGACCTCATCACTCGCTCCCAAAGTAGGCATAACGCCAGCATCATCCTTTATCAAGGTAGAACCCTTGATACGATGTTGCCCGTATGCTTCCTTAGGAAGTAGCTTGAGAAATGAGTCCCACAAATGGCGGTCAGTCACGTTCCCCTCAACTTGATCTAGCGTCCAGTACTCAGCGACAGTCTCTCCTTTAACATCTGTGTAGATATTAAAGGGAGCCTCACCTTGTTTAAAACAAGGATCGTTGAAGTCTGGAGCCAGCTCTCCTCGAGTTGTAGCGACACGCGTGTAGTAGCCCAACTGTTCTTTTGTCAATAAATCTCTTCTTGTAGCCTTGATACCGAGTCCTCCTAACGCTTTGGACACGAAGTAAGAAATCGAGTGCGGAACCGTCTTAAGTTTTGACTTGACGTATGGATCTCCCATGAAATGGGACATCAGTCTCTCAGATTGTTCAAGGGAAAATCCCTTACACAATTTGTGACTGATCGTGCCTAAGTCCCAGACATTACTGTCTAGACTTAAGTGATCTGTATCCGCTCCCGACCTGCCAACCTCGTTGGTAGGGTGCATAAGCCCCAGGTTTATGTATGGTGTTTCTGAAAAACAAGGTAGCCCCATCACATCTACGTGATAATCATACATTGAAGAGTTAATAACAACAAAGCTTCTATCTAGGTAATTCTTACCTATACTAGGGACCAGACCGCACCACCCGACTACTTTCTTCCAAAGATCGTAGTAGCGCGTCTTAATTCGGCCCACTATGTCGTCACCATTAATTAGCATAGGTGTACGTGATAGAAGCATAATTTCTCCTTTTCCTCCTTCTTCTCTTGAACATAGTTCCAAGAACCAGCGATTCACTGCGGCATTTATGATACAGAGTATCGGAAA